TTAGTCGTTACAGTCATTTTTTTGTTTTGTTAAGAAACATTACACAATTATATAGCAAATATAAAGAGGTGTCAAGCATTTTGCTGTGCTGCAGAATTTTCGGTTATCCGACCAAGATATGGATCATAATTCATATAATCTTTAATGTCAATATTAGCTCCATTTTGTTGCCAAAAATTTAACAATGCATCATGAGGAGATTTGTGAAATATTGAAATATGATCTGGGTGAATAGTAGATTCCATATTCAAATTATAAAGAAACAACGGAATAGTATAAGTTTTTCCAGATTCTAAAATAACATCTTCAGAAACTGCTCTTGGTTTTACTCCATTATCAAGTTTATATTTTTCTCCTCGCACATGATTTTTTATAATTTTTGCAGCATGATGACGAGTAATCAAATAAATTGCTGCAGAAAAATCATTAATAAAACGAATATGAAGTTTAACATGAATATCACCTGTGCAGATTGTAGTTAATTGCAAACAATCCCAATCATGAGGTGTGTGAGCAAAGAAATCATTCCAAGTAAAGTTCCAATATTTTACAAGATCAAGACTTACATCATCCTCAAGAATTAAACAATATTCATCTTGAGTTTTTTCATAAAAATGTTTAATTGCTTTGAGATGTGACATGCAGCATCCAAGTTCATTTTGAGTTACATTGTCAGGAATTATTCCTTTAAGGTGTGAAGAAACATCATCAATTCTTCCATCATAACCAGAAATTCTTGTATGGTTTTTAATGTCCCAATACTCAAACTGCTGTTCCATATACTGGCGCCTGTTAGTATCAGAATCAAGATTCAACCAGTAAATATGGGGGATATTTGCTAACTTATAAATGGATTTATTTTTGTCCATCACCAATTCTTGTCCATTCATTGGGAATTAAATCTTTAGTATCGTGATTTTTAGTATATCCAGTTTTGCCAAACCACTGGATGGGAGTGATTACTTTTTTATCTTTATTAGTTGACAACCATGCTCCCCACCAAGAATATGATGAGTTAGCAATAATAAAGTCATTACAAAGAGACATTAAACATAGATCAACTCTATTATCAGTATTCTCAGAAATCATAAAGCGATCAGCAGAAAACAATGTTTGATCATTGCACCATGCTGGGTCATCAGAAAAAACAACTACATTACGATCATCATCAAAATATTTTAGAGCATCCTCATAATATTCAAGAGATAAGTTAAAATGATTTTCACTATTGGTAAGATAATCTGTGCGACGAATATGAAGTGCAATTGGATTTTCAACCGAAGAAATCATCTCCTTACATGGATTTAAAATTTCATCTTTGAAGATAAAATCTTCACGAATTTCATTTTCAATATGTTTGAAATATTTTTCAGATTGAAAATATCCCTGAAGAGATACATGGTCTGGGCAGAGTTTAAAAAGTTCCTCATCAAAATGAAAAAATCTTTCTTGAACTACGGGAGCATTCCCATTATTAAGTAAACCAGTATTTACATTGAGATTAAAACTATCGAACAATTCAGATCGTAGTTTATTACCCATTCCATCATCTACTGCATCTTTATAATAAGGAATAATAATATCTGCACCTACATTTCTGGCAATACCTTTAAGAGATGCATACTGAAACATCTGATTAGCCAGACGCCCCATTCTGCCAAGAGCATTAAATCCTATCATACTAATTCTTGTCTGCGTTTTTTTAAATAATCCTGATTTTTATAATACTGTATTAATTGATTTTTGTCAAATGTCTTGATTTGATTCCACAACTGATAATTATTATTAAAATTTGGATTACTAAACCAAGAGTTATTGGTTCTTGAATGTTCTAAATGATAGACATAATTATCAATTCTTGCAATACGATTGCCAAGCACACTCATACGATAATAAAATTCATCATCCTCACATCCCCATGAAATAAAGTTTTCATTCATCATAAAAGAGTCAATATAAACTTGACGGTTTATAAATTGTGTCCATCCAATTGTAGAATTAGACAAAGACTTTCTCTTATCTAAAGTAGATGTATCCAGAGTGTTTACAAACTCTTCATAAATTTGAAAGTCATACTCTGCCCTCCACTGATAAATTCCACATCCATAAGGATACACAACATCAGCATGATCATTATTAATTGCATCATATGCCTGATGATATGATGATAATGGCAGAATACAATCTACATCATAATTTGCTACGACTTTTGTATTTGATGCGACTATCAAATCATTTAATACTTTACTTTTACAGAACCAAGGTTCCGAACTTTCTTCATACAAATAAGTCAGATTAGATGTATCAACATACTTTCTAATTTCTGGAATTGCTCTAAATTGAAAAGTAGGATGATTTGATACTTCCTTGACAATTACCTTTGCAGGAATATGTTTAAGAAGATAAGAAACCGAAGAAATTATATTTCGCAATCTATCTTCTGTTTCAATTCGAGTAGGAATTAAAAAAGTTAAATCCATTATTTTTGTATCATATTGTCAGGAATTTGTTCAATAATCCAAGATTCTGGAATCAAATCTTTAGTATTATTAAAGGAAAGTCTTTCTCCAAACCAAGGATTTTGTGTAATAATTTTTTTATTTGGATTTTTTTGTAGCCATGCTCCCCACCATGAAAGGGAACTATTGGCAATGATTGCATCGCTACAAAGAGACATTAGACAAAGATCATAAAATGGTACTAAAGATACCTCCATTTTACCAACACCGTTCAAAACTTCTTTTGGATAATATAATCTGGTTTCAGAAAGATAAAATCTATCATCATCAAATATTTTTTGTTCTTTAACCCATTCAAGATCATCAGAGCAAATCAAAACAGGTTGATTATCAGTGAAATGTTTTTCAAGCAGGTATTCATAGTGGTCCACAATCGGCATTGGATACCAATCTGGACGACCTACATTATCACCTCTACGAATATGAAGAAGAATAATGTTATCATTAAACTGACTTATAAATTCACTACAAGTTTCATAGATCTCGTCTTTGAATTCATAATCTTCACGAATAGATTCTTCAATATTTTTAAAATACTTTTCCGATTGGCGATAACCATCAATATTCACATTATCTGGACATTTGTTGAAAAGTTCTTCATCAAACTCAAATCCAGGTTCATCGTGAGTTGGACCATTTACAAGACCAACATTCTGAAGATTCTTAAGTTTAAATGCATCAAAAAGCCCATAGTTAGCATAAGTTGTAGTATCCTCTGAAGGAATACACCAATCTAAATTATTGTTTGCAGCAATTCCTCTCAATGCTGCATACTGGAACATCTGATTTCCCAGACGACCATTTGTACCAAGTCGATTATATCCAATCATAAATTTACCGCAAAGTATGGTTCTGTAATATTTTCTTTTTTATCTACAAACTTGACCCTATCTCCGTAAGAAGTTGTCAGGTAATCGTAAATTTGTTCAATAACTTTTTTATCATTATGAATATAAACAATATAACCTCTATCAAGAAGATCTAAACACAGACGATATTGTTGACTTTCAGTAAGAATATCTGTTCCTTTTTTGTAAGTAATAGAATCGAAGTAGAAGGGTTTCTTATTTGAGTTTATCTTTTCATAATAATCACACACAAACTTTGCATGTTGATTATTTATTTCGTCGGTTACTGTTCCAAGATTATATTGCAATCCAACTTTTTTAGCAAATGCAGCAAAAGATCGATTATCTCTGGGAAGACATGGCCCACCATATCCAAATCCATACCCAAGATATTTTCTACCAATTCTACTGTCAGTTCCCACTGTACTCAAAACCGAACTAACTTCATCACCACAACCAGCATGATGAAGAACATCACCAAGCATGTTTGCATAACTAATTTTAGTTGTCAAGAAGCAATTGATAGCAATCTTGGTAATCTCTGCAGCGGTTGTTGACATGGAGCAAACAATAGCACGAGTTGTTTGAATCTTTTCATACAATTTCCTAATATCAGAAATAACTTTATCATTATTTGCAAAAGGATCTACTCCAAGAAGAACCATATCGGCAGTACGAAGATCATTAATTATCGAACCTTGAGCAATGAACTCTGGATTATAAAAAACTTTTACATTTGAAGGAAGTTGTTTCTTAAATAAATCACAGTCTCCAGGATTAGTTGTACATCCAATAACAAAATATTTCTTTACGGTAATATCTTGAAAATCATCCACAACTCTCCAAACATCGGATACATCATAAGATCCATCTTCAAGAGAAGGAGTTGCAACAAGAGTATAAATTAAATCGCATTCATCAATAACTTGTTTATTATTTGTTGTTGCTCTAAAGTTTTTAGCAACTTTAAGAAGATTTTCTACCTCTGGTTCATGTGTCTTGATCGTTCTTTCGTTTAAATCATTTACATAATCTTCTCGTATATCTGAAACAAGAACTTCATACCCCGCTGCTTCACATAGAAGAGCAAAACAAATGCCAAGTCTGCCAGCACCAATTACACCAATTTTCATAGTTCGAATGTAGGAATAGGATTCATTTTATGTTGATTCATTTGACTGAACTTAATAAGTGCTTCAAGTCCCGGACCAGATCCAGTCTCCATAGCCTCTTCTAATTCAGCATAGGAAGCACCAATCTGATCTTCGTCAGTTCTTCCATCATCCCAAAGTCCATCAGTAGGGAGAGCATCAATAATGCGACGATCTACACCAAAATGTCTACCAAGTTCCCATACTTCAGTCTTATAGAGATCTGCGATAGGAGCAATATCAACTCCACCGTCACCATATTTAGTGTAAAATCCAATGCCATAATCTTCAACTTTATTACCTGTACCTACGACAATACCACCAACTGAAGTGGCAACCTGATAGAGAGTTACCATGCGAAGGCGAGATCTGCTATTAGATAAAGCAAGTTTGTTTTCACCAAATTCTTTCATTGAAGATTGAAATATATCAAATATTTGGGTTAAATCAAACTTATTGACGACAACATTATTAAAGTTGAAATTAAGCCATTCCAAATGAGCATCAGACAAATTTTCTTGGGTTTCATTTTGATGAATAGGCATTCCAAGAGCATATGTAGGAAGTCCTGTTTTGGCAGCAAGAGTTGAAGAGACAGCAGAATCAATTCCACCAGAAACTCCAACTACAAGTGCTTTAATATTATTTTCAAAGACATAATCACTTAACCACTTTACTATTCTATTTTCTAAATTTTTATAATCAGAAATTCGGTTCATATTTTAATCAAAAATCTTTTAACTATTATAGCACAAACTACAAGGTCTTTCCACTCTATTCATTTTCATAAATCCAATTAGGGTTTCTATACACAAGATTTATCTCATTGTGGTGAGTCTGTTCCTGATTTGGATGCCTCCTTTGATACATATGAATTTCATTATTATGACAATACTTATCAATGATATAGCAAATAGATGTGCCAACAGTGTGGATTTCTGATGCGTTTTCAAATGCTCCTATCCAATCAAAGACATTGAATCCATTTGACTTATCTTGATTAAGGTTCATATAGTGAACTTTTTTATCAGTTTTAACATTAAAGTTGTCTGAATCGTCAGGATCAGTACCAAAAGCACGATTGACGATAACATAATCTTTAGTAAGTCCATAAGTTTCAATCAACTTATTTTCTCTCTCTTTATTTCTGATAATATCAAAAGACTTTCTATAATCAGAAATAGGAACAGAAAGGAAATAATATTTTGCTGCCATTACAGAACACTTTGGTATATACCTATCAGCAAAACTTGCAGGAACATAAAGTTCATTTTCAGTTTGGTGAATGTTCACAGTTCCATAATACTGCTTGAGTGGAAAATCATCAGACTCTCTAACCCAGACAAGATTATCTTTTTTTAGATACTTTACGATCAAGTCATAATAAACATCACCAACGGGATAATAAACAGTATATCCTTCACTAATGACAACATCAACAAGTTTCTGAAGCCATAAGATGTCACCAAGTCCAACTGGTTGATAGATAAGACAAGTTTTATTTGAAATACTCATAACAGTCCCTAATACCTTTTTCAATACCCTCAAACTGAATATCAAGTTGAGGGACAGATCCACAATAAGAAAACTCTTTATATGAACCCATCTTTGTTATATTTACCCTATATTCATCTAGGGTATTAATCATCTCCGCCAACTCACTCAGATAATATTTTTTATCATAAACACAGTTAATATCTTTCTGCCTTAGTTCTCCGTCCAGATATTTTTTTGTAATTTTGTACAGATCATTTGCATAGATAAAATCCATCTTCCGATCTTTTACTATATTAATGTTCTTTTTCTCAATATAGTTTTTTATATTTTTAGCAAAAAATCTATCATTAGATTCATATTGCCCAAAACATCCAAAGATTCTAAGATTAAAACCTTTCGAGTTATCCAAAACTCTTTTTGCAATACAGTATTTTGAAAATCCGTATGGGTCCATAGGAATGATTTTCCCCAGATCATTTCCATCAGGTTCTTCAGAAACAGATGGTCTACCCAAAGAAGCACCACTGTCAAAGTTTATAAACAAGTCAGTTTTATCAATATGTTTAAAAATATTTTCAAACATATGCATATTAGTCAAAAATACCTTTGAAGAATCTTCAATTTCTCTCCTACCACCAACTATGGCACCATGAATGATTGCAGCAAAATGTTGCCCCTTAAATAGAGAATCAACTTCTTCAGTAACTTCTAATCTCACTTGATGAGAACGTGGTCGGATGATTTCCCAACCATCATTCTCAAGTAAAGGAATTATCTGTTTGCCAATAAATCCATTCCCGCCAGTAAATAAAATCTTACCTTTTTTCATATTTCCAACTAGAATTACTTAATAATTTTTCAAGTTCATCATCTTTAATTTCATAAAAATTCTCTTGTGCAGGAAACTGAAGATCACGAACTTCATTTACATAATCAGTAAGAGCAGATTGAATAAGTTGTCCTGCTTCACAATATCTTTTTACAAATTTAGATTTAAACTCCCAGAATAATCCAATCAAATCATGCATAATAACCAACTGACCATCTACTTTGTCACCAGCACCAATTCCATAAACTGGAATTTCAAGAGATTCTGCAATCATTGCAGCAGACTCTCTTGGCATTGCTTCAAGAAGAAGAAAAGAACATCCAGCATCTTGAAGGCGAAGTGCTTGGTCAAGAATAACTTTTGCTTGATCTGCTGTTTTACCCTGAACTTTATATCCACCAAGTTTTGCACGAGTGTGTGGAGTCAAACCAAGATGACTCATTACCATAATGCCAGCATCACAAATTGCCTTTATTCGTTCTACCATGCAACCTTCCACCTTAACAGCATCCATTCCTGCCTGAATAAAAGCACCGGCATTCGTGACGGCATCCTCATTTGAAATTTGGTATGACATATAAGGAAGATCCCCCACAGTAAATGCACGATTAACTCCACGCGAAACTGCTTTGGCAGAACGCAACATATCATCCATAGTTACTGGAATTGTTGTTTTATATCCTAGTGTTGTCATACCAAGAGAATCTCCAACAAGTATCCAATCAACACCTGCATTATCTGCCATCAGTGCTTGTGGATAATCGTATGCAGTAACACCTACGGTTTTTACTTTATTTTGTTTTTGTTTTTGTAACTTTAAAATAGTTACCTTATCTTTATTATCAGCAGGCATATCAATCCAAGTACTTAATTATCATGTTATCATAAAACTCTTCTCTAGTCAAGAAGGGGTACATATCTTCAAGAGGTTTGGCAGTAATAGTTCCATCATCATTTTTTTTGCCCATCAATGTAGGTACAACCTCTTGCCATTTTTCACAAATGACTTCACAAACTATGGGGCCATTATAATCTAAAGCATATTTGATTGTATCTTCTAATCCTTCAACATCAGCATAAGCATATTTAATTCCAAAACTTTCAACCACTTTACGAATATTTGGAATTGATACTCCACTTTCTGCATCAGTTCCAATCTCTCTTCCCTCAAAAAATTTCTTTTGAGTGGTTCTGATAGAAAGATATCCATCGTTATTCCAAACAAATAATTTAACAGGAAGATTATAGTGTGCAATAGTTTGAAGTTCTTGAAGATTCATCATAAAAGAACCATCACCAGTAATTCCAATCACATCAGAACCCTTTGCAAAAGCAGCACCGATGCAAGCAGGAATAGTAAATCCCATTTCTGCTTGAGCACTGGAAGTAATATATCTTTGATTATCTTTAATTGCAGTTGCTTGAGAACAAACGTAGTATGCAGACCCAGCATCTGAGATTACAACATCGTCAAATCTTTTAAGTTTATTGAGACAATGCGTAAAGTAATATAAATCCACTTTTTTAGATGGATTTTTTTCTGGACAAATAGCCCACTCACTTCTCCAACGAAGACAAGTTTCATTCCATTTAGTTCTTTTTCTATTAAAGATACTTTTTTGCAAGAAATCTTTTGCATCAGAATGAATGAACTTATCAATTTTTACAGTATCTTTCAAATGCTCATCCCTATCAATATCAACAACAATGACTTTTGCTTCTCTGGCAAAAGTAGAGTAGTCATATCCAGTAACAGGAACAGGCAATCGACAACCAATTACAAGTAATAAATCACAGTTCTGCATTGCAAAATTACCTGCTCGGGTGCCCTTAATACCAACTCTGCCTACAAAATTTGAATCATCTGATTGAATTAAATCAACGCCATTATATGAAGTTACTACAGGAATATTAGTTCTATTTACAAACTCCCTAAAGTCAAATTTTGCATCCGCACAATTAATGCCGTTGCCAGCAAGTATTAATGGTCTTTCAGCATTTTGAATTTCCTCTTCAATACTAAAGCATGGGGATCCCTGAACATCCATAGGAACATCAATCCAGACAGGTCCGGGGCGCCCAGTTGTTGCAATATGAATTGCATCTTTCATTATCTCAAAAATGTCTTCTGGATTATGAACAACACATGCCATCTTTGTGATTGGTGCTACCAAGTCTATAATATTGGCCTCTTGAACACCAAGATTCCTAACGCCATCTGGTGACATATGTGCTCTATTTACATTACCCGATACAAAAATAACAGGAACACTATCCTGCCAAGCATCAAGAAGTCCAGTAATAGCATTTGTTCCGCCACATCCAGTAGTTAAACAAACAGCACTAATACTATTATTATATTTTGCATAAGAAACTGCACCCATAGCACAAGATTGTTCGTGATGATTGCAAATTGGTTTAATTTTTTGATGAGCAACAATAGCATCATTTAAATACATTGCTCCACCACCAGTCACAAGAAAGATGTGTTCGCATCCAGTCTTATAGATTTGGTCAATAATATAATCTGCTACTCTCATTTTTTAAAAGAAGAAGTTACTGTTCCAATATAATCAATCATTTCCTCTGTAATCGTTGGCGAACATCCAACGAAGAAAACAAGGTCAAGAACCTTACATGCATTTGGATAATTCTTATAGTAATCAAGGTGACTGTAACCAGGATGCATAAGAATATTGCCGGCAAAATAGTTTCTGGTTTGAATCTTATTAGATTCCAAATATTGAGTCAATTTATTTTTTGTCTCCCTACTATCACAAATAATAGGAACACCAAACCAACTTGTTTCTGCTTTAGGAAGTTCATTAACACCACGAACACCTGGAATTTTTTCAAAGTGTTCTTGAATTGAAGACTTATTCAATCTTCGACGATAATGAATTTCGTCAAATTTTTCAATCTGAACAGATCCAATTGCACCCTGAAAATCCATTGGTTTAAGATTATAACCCATTTGACTATAAACATACTTATGGTCAATGATGCCATCATATTTCTCAATCCATTTATCAAATCTTTTTCCGCAGACTCCACAAGACAAAAGATTTTGTGCTCCTACACAATAACAATCACGGCCCCACCATGCCAGACTACGGGCAATTGTAATTAGTTCTTCATCATCACTCGATACCATTCCACCTTCGCCAGTACAAATGTGGTGAGCAGGATAAAAAGAACAAGATGCAGCAATTGATTTATCTGTAAGATAATTGCCATCCCATTTGCTTCCAAGAGAATCGCAATTATCCGAAATCAAATAAATCTTATTTCTCTCACAGATGTCAACAATTTGATCATAATCATAAGGGTTACCAAGAACAGGAGAAGAAATAATACCGCGTGTACGGGTAGTAATTTTATCTTCAATCTCATTAATATCCCAATTGAGGTCACTAAAATCAATGTCAACGAAAACTGGTTTCAGTCCACACTGAACAATTGGAGCAATAGTTGTAGGAAATCCAACACAAGATACAATGATTTCATCACCATCCCTCCACCCAAATCTTTGTTTAAGTGCAGCAAACATAATCAAATTTGCAGAACTACCAGAATTCACCATCAAAGAATATTTTTTATTAAACTTTTTAGAAAATTTTGTCTCAAATTTATTAACTTCTTCACCAGAAGCAAGCCATTTCCCCGCAAGAAAAGACTTCAAGATAACTTCAATTTCATCATTTGTCCAATATGGTCCAGAATAATAAACGGGAGTTTCGCCAGGAGTAAATTTCCCACTATTGGCAAGATATGGAAAAAGATTTTCTTCAGTAGAAGAAAGGTTACCAAGAAAATCTTTAATTAAACTGTTAATGTTGCTCATAAATGAAAAGTTTATTTTGTAATTTTATCAATATAGTCCAGTGCTTCTTCGCTCACAGCAGTTCTAAACCATTTACGGAAACCTCCGTTAGATTTATTTATTTCTGCCGCTAAAGATCCACCAGCTTGATGCAATACTTTCACTACCATTCTATCACCATTTACAGGATCGTCAATACACAACTGGTCATCTTTTACATATAGTTTTTTCCAACTTTCCCAATGATTGGAATGATCAGTTCCCCAAATATTTGAAAGGCCATAAGAAACTTTAGAACCAATAGGATCAATTATTTCTGAGTTATATTTTTCCCAATGAAATAATTGATTTAGTGTATCATTTTCATCACCGATACCATGAGCATAAGGATTTACTTCTGTTTTAATACGTGCAGATTCTTCATTTAAGTTGTGCCAATCATACCAAAATTCTTTCCTATTCACTCCAACTAAACCCGCATTAATAAAACCTTGAATTGGTATTAGTGTATTATTACCAAATGGTTCAAGATGATGTATCGTAATTCCATTATGAGACCCTGCTTTATCAAAGGTATTGTTATTTCTAACACCAACAACGTCAGCAGTGCTATTAAAAAATTCATCCATTGGACCAGTAATGACTACATCAGCGTCTAAATGCACCACCATATCATAATCTTCAATGAAAGGCATACAAGAAGGAGCCATCATCCATATTGGTTTCATCCAAGGATATTTACCATAAACTTCTTGTGTCATTTTACTATCAAAAATGACATGATCAATTTCTGGATGAAAATACTTCAAGGAGTTAACAAGTTTTTCAACCCCCAAAAGTTCAGAATAATCATCTGTACACCAAGTAGATACAAGAATTTTTTTATTCATTAGGATACAGACCCAACAACTAATTTTTCAACTTCATCAGAAATATCCAAACTCAGAGGAAAAAGAATAATAAATCCTTGAGCATTGTATGAACGAATTATATAATGAGTATTTTCAAAAAACTCATTAACAAAGTCTATGTTATCAGATCCACAAGTGGATCTTTTTTCCCAGTTACCTGTTTCATATGGACCATCCTCATAAATCCAAAGATCATCAAGAACAAAAATATCATTTGTAATATCTTTATTCGTTAAAATAACTTCAAGTTCTTTTTTTAATGGAAGTCTTTTATCATGATCTTTTTCATCTTCATAAGAAGCAAATCCAAAATCTGCTCCTGGAAAATGTGCATCCATCCAAAATAAAGTATTACCCACTAAACTAGGAAGAATTTTGGGAAGCACATCTACTGAAGATCCTAAGTGCCAATTTACATTTTTTAAATAACTAAAATTTATTTTATTTTTTTCATACAAAGGTTCAATAATTTCAATAGTATGAATATTCAAGTTTTGATTTATACAAGAAACATCTCTGACAACTTCAGCTTTGCCAGTTCCAGTTTCAATTAAATTTTCTACTTTATAAAAGTCAATAACATTTTTAATTTGAATTGCTTGATTTAATTGTCCCATTATTTTTCTCTATAAATTTATTAATATTTGGGAAGAATTTTTTCTTCTTTAATTTGACTGTTTGTTAGTTGATTAATTTCATTCTTTACATAAAATCTTTGGTCATTATTATGATACACATTTCTCGCAAGTTGAATAAAAGTTTCATCAAAAACTTTATTCTTCTCACAATTGCGAATATTGTCCTCAACATCCCAGATTATTTTATTAACTTTTCTCAGAGAGTCAATTAAATTCTGAGGAATATTAAGTTTTTCTACAATTGGAGTAAGATAATTTAATTCATACTCGATATTTTTAAGTTTTTGTTCACTATCACAATTTTCTTTTTTGATTTCAAGAATCGTCATCTTATCAACAATTTCACCAACTGAAACTTCAATTTTCATTTTTTTCCTCAGATTATTTCCACTTATTAAAGGGATATGTATCCCAATTTTTTGCCAGATAATCTTCACCAAAAAGTTCAACTCCAGCATTTCCATCTATAAATGGAGTAAGGTCTCTATTATTTCTAACAAATAACGAATCTCCCCAGAACTGATTACTATAAGATGATGACATTTCCTTCAGATCAAACCCCCTTTTTCCTAACCATTCAACAATTACATCATGAGAAGCTCCACTTTTACATCTATCATCTAAAGATGTTTCTATATCAATAACATTGATATAGTCAAGATGCTTTTCAAATCCAATTAGAACATCAAGTTCTGCACCTTCAACATCAATATTTAAAAAATCATAATTATTCATATCAATATTATTTTCTTCAATCAAAGTTGATAAAGTTTTGGTTTTAACTTTAATAGAATTTACTTTATTCCACTCGGGTAATCCTGGATAAAAACTTGACCCATATTCAGCAAAATAAAAATTCTTTACACAGTCATCTTCTCGATAAACGAACTCATTGAAAATTTTAAATCCCCATTTATCAGCAACTGGTTTTGACATGTTTTGATAAATGTTTGGATTTGCTTCAATACCAATTACGTTGTTTCCAAAAAGTTTAGTATAACATCCATACTCAATAAAGTCCCACAAACCAACATGTATAACTCCTGTTGGTTTTACATTAATTCTTTCAAATATTCCAATATATTCTGCTGTTGGATTGTCCCAAACTGCATAACCAGTTTCTTTATTCCAAGAAGCATAAGGACCAAGCATACTCATTTTTATTTCTCCTATATTAAATTTTATTAATTAATAAATGCACATAAAACATAATCTGGTCTACCAACAGTTCCTGTTCGTAATTCAATTTTATAATTTGGATTAATTTCTAAAAGTTTTTGTTTAATTTCATCCAAAGATTGCATAAAATATTCTGGAATATTATCAATTAAAATTGTGTGTTCTTTGTAAGGATGGTTTTTAATTGCTTCTAACTCTGCAAAAAGAATTTTATTGGGAAGTGAGGTTTCACCCGGATTATTTGGATGAGCATCTAACCAAAACATACATTTAGTATCAATATCCTTCAACCAAATTTCAAGTGCATCATAAGATTCTCCTTGTGACAAATTCACATTATCATATTCTTCAAAAACATACATACAATCATTATAAAATTTTGAATCTATATCGACGCTATAATAGTTTTCAAATCCAACTTTAAAAGCATGAAAAAGACCTCCACCAGGTCCTGTTCCGGTTTCAACAAAATTTACACAACCATCAGAAAGATCTTTAAATAAATCTATAGAATATGAACAATACAAATATGGACCAGAATGTGCTGGAGTAATTTTAAACCACCTATCCTCATAATCAGTATTATCGAAAGTTAAATACATTTTTATCTCCTTAAAATTTATTAAAGTACAAATATTTTAGATGCTTCAACATTATCGCATCTAAACTTTTCCCACATTTTTGAATCTACTAATTCAGGATTAACATACCAATCCTCAAAAGCATTCCCAGAATAACAAACATTACTACAAACCAATTCATATCCAAAATTCTTTAGATGTTTTCTTGATTCAATTTGAGGAACGTCGTTTCCAGAATAAACATCAGTTTCATATGTTATCACAGAAACTTTAACTTCATCAAAAGGAAAGTTATACAAACATTTTAAAGTTGTCTCTGGTGGTTCAGTGTCAACCTGCAAGTAATCAATTTGATTCCAATTTAATTCTTTTAGTTTACTTCTATGATCAAACTTAGTTCCATCATAAATGATTAACTCATTTTTTCTAATGTTTTTCCAATTGTTTTCCCAGTTTCTACTTATCTCTAAACTATAACCTTCCCAACCAAAACCTTCTAGCAAAATTGTATTATTAATATCAACTGGATTTTCTGCTCCAATTTCAACATATCGACCGTTAGTTTTTCCGTCAAGAACAGAAAGAGTAAAAAGATCTTGATATGCTTGCGAGCAATTATTTTCAATAATATCAGAATTATTAAAAGAATGTTTTAGTGTGTGGTAACTTTTAAAGTAATTTCTCATATCACTTACCAAAATATTTTAACCAAAGAAAATCTTCTAACACTTCCATCTCCTTTGCTTTCTCAAAATTTTCTTTCATAGCATCCATTTTACTGTAATAAATCTCATCAGAAACCTCAAACTCATCAGTGAGATCAACAATTCCATCTTTATTGAAATAATTTCCAATATCTGGAGCACCAAGATAAACAGGAATTGTACCTGTTGCAAAACAGTCTAAAAGTTTTTCTGTGAAGTAAGTTTCGTATTGGCCATTTTCAATCGCCACAGAGAACATATAATCACAGAGACCCTCTTCTTTATTTTCAATCTCTTTAAATCCTCTACCATACATATCAACTTGACCCCACAACCTATCTACCCACTCAAGGCGAAGGCGATGTCCATCACACATAGTTTTATTAGATGAGATCATAGAAATCATCTTAGTTTTCTCATAAATCTTTGGTTCTTTAATCCAAAAACCTTGAGCAGGACACCACTTAAATTTAGGATCAAGAGCAAGAAGTTCCTGATTATGCGTAAAGATAGCATCAAACGTTTCCAAATACTTCTCAGGAAACATCTTTACATGATTTACAATTTGAGGAGTAATATACTTTGATTCAAGTAACCATCCATATTTTGGTCCAGGAGTATCATCAATTTCAGCTTGGGCAAGAGTACTATCAATGTAGAAGGTTACTTCTCCACTACCATCCTTTACCCATTCAATATATTTTGATTGTTTACCGTGAACTGAATACCCTTTATTTCCATTCGTGAGATGTGTGAAAGTATCTCCTACTAAATTAAATTTTGTTTTCATGGAATAATCAAATCAAGAACTTCTGGTTTGTAATCGGTCAGTTTCATTTCAATATTGTTTTTTGCATAAATGTCATTTTCTAAATGACACCATTCATAAAGAGCCCTTGTAGGATCTGGTCTATTTATATCCTCCAGGTCAGGGTAAAATTGAATTTTTCTAAACTCAAAAAACTTTAAGAAGTCAAAAATACCTGTCCTCAATCCAATAGTTACTATATTTTTATGACGTACTAAATGATCGCACAAATCTTGTATCTCAAATTTATCTAATTTTTCAGTTCCTTTAAATATTTTTTGTTTATAAAAATCTTTTTTATTAGTCCAGTTAACAAATACTCTATACCCCTTCTCATTTAACTTATTAACAATTTCTTCCCAAAAAGAATCATCAAGTTGAAAATTATCACCACACTCTGGAAACAAAACACAAGTTTTTTCTTCTATTGTTTTTTCCACAGAATCATACCTATTGATCTTATCTAAAATGCCGCAGTTTTCAAGTTTCTGTGCAAACCACCAGTCTCTGGGAGGAAAGTGCATAATCTTTAATCTCCCAAGTGTATGTGCATTTCCAATACTATGAGGCCCAAATCCATTTTTAGACATCAGGACTTCATCTTGATCAATTGGATATCCAGACATAATAGGATATACTTCAACCTCTTGACATTTTGGATTCTCTACAAAGTTTTCCAAAATAAATTTAACGGCGTTGAAGACACCAGGACGACAAGAAATTTTATATGGAACTGGAGATTGACTTTCCAAAAAAAGAGTTGCATTAATTGCATCACCCATTCCCCAGTTCATCAAATACCAATTTTCTGTCTCAAACTTTTTCTTATCGAGTTGAGATATATTATCAAGTTTTTTATAACTTATTGACATAAAATTTTTTCCAAAGTATCAAAACTTTCTTTAGTGATGTTGGTATGTATATTTTTTGCTTTATAAAGTTTTTTATTAAAATAAACTTCTAAATCTTTTTTATGAACATTATCTTGAGTCTGCGATATAAGAACTTTATTTGGATTTGTCACATTATCATTGTGCATTGATATTGCAACAAATGCTCCAGAATTCTTACCAACAATTATATCACAGAATGTACTCAAATATGCATTATGAAATATATCAGATGAATGGTTTCCAAAAATTGATGGTGTATGAATTACATTTTGTTTGTCAACTTTTGTTTGCTCCTCATTCATATAACAAAAATCAATGTTCGGATACAATTCAGAAAGATGGAAAATATTATTCAACCAATCATCATTATCTGTTTGTCCAGACTTACCTTTGATATTAATAAAGAATACTTTTTTTCTTTTATTTTCACCAAACTTTTGAATTGATTTTAGAGACTCCTCATCTAAAATATTTTCATAGTCAAAACTAATGCCAATATTGTCTGGTATTTTTATATCAAAACCATGCTTTTTAAAAATATAATCCCAAGCACGTTTATGGACAAAGAAAACATCTTCTAATCCAGGAAATGTTTGATTATTTTCTGTTTGAGGAATGCTTAATACTGAGTATTCCCTATTACAAAGCCAAGTAGGAATATTAAGATCTCCACAAATTTCTTTTGTAGGGATCAAACCATTAACTGTTTTCATGAATATATCAGGAAATACAGTTGCATCAGAACCATAAACATATTGATAATATTGATTTTCAGGGTATTTTTCAACTAAAAGTTGAATAAAAGGTGCTGAAAAGAGAAAATCTCCAAGATGTGCTTCCGTATAAAAACAAATTTTCATATTTAAAAAGGATGATACATAACAGTATCTTTATAGACTTGGGCGTTAATCCATTCATAAGTTCTAAGAATACCCTCTTCAAGAGTCATCGTATAGTCCCAACCAAGTTTTTCTCGAATAAGATTATTGTTGGAATTACGTCCACGAACACCAAGAGGTCCATCAATATGGTTTTTAGTAATTTCCTTTCCAGAGACTTTAGCCGCAGTGTCAGCAAGAGTATTAATAGTTACCATCTCTTCAGAACCAATATTTACTGGACCTTCAAAATCAGAATCCATTAAACGACGAGTTGCTTCAATACATTCATCAATAAACAAGAATGAACGTGTTTGCTCTCCATCTCCCCAAATATCAATTGTTCCTCCACCAGGAGGAAGTTCAGCAATCTTACGGCACATAGCAGCAGGAGACTTCTCCTTTCCACCAGTCCAAGTACCTTCGGGACCAAAGATATTGTGGTATCGAGCAATCCTTACAGGAATATCATAGTTACGGCTGTAAGAAAGATACAGACGTTCAGAGAACAATTTCTCCCATCCATACTCAGAGTCAGGGCCTGCAGGATATGCATCAGATTCCTTTAGACCAGGATTATCTACATCCATCTGAGCATATTCTGGGTAAATACATGCAGAAGATGAATAAAAGATCTTAGTCTTATTTCTGCCAGTAAAGTCATTCAGTTTTCTTACAGAATCCAGAATATTCAAATTAATTAGTGCAGAGTTATGCATTACATCTGCATCATGATCTCCCGTAAAAATATATCCTGCACCACCCATATCAGCAGCAAACTGATAAATCTCATCAAAGGTTTCAATGTATTTGGATGCTACAAAATGATAATAGTTGCCAGCATATCCTTTAAATTGAACGACTTTTTCAACAAAAATTTGATCGTTCAAGTCTCCTTGAATAAACTCATTTGCCGCAGACGAAGAAAATTCAGGATACTTAAGATCTACTCCACGAACCCAGTATCCTTCCTCTCGAAGTCTCCTTACCATGTAACTTCCAATAAATCCACCAGCACCACAAACAAGTGCTGTTTTTTGTCTTTCGCTCATTTACTAAACTCCTATTTTAAATAAATTTTATCAAACAATTTAAATACTGTCAAGTATATCGGATAATACTCTCATCTGTTGTGGCGTAACAAAATGATTATTTCCAACATAAACACCACTTGTATGTAGAAGTTCTACATTTAGGTTTTCTTTTTGAGTACAAATTTTATACTTTCTAAAAGCAGGATGTCTCAAAAGATTTCCACTTACAATTGGCCTATGCTCAATTGACTTTGAATCAAAAATTTCTTTAAGTTTAATCATATTCTTCGAATCTTTACAGATAATTGGAAAGCAAAAACTACTATTTCCAATTTTATATTCTGGAATATAAAACTTATGTCTATTACGATTGATAGAAATACAAAAATCTTTATAATTTCTTCTGCGTATTTCAATCATATTGTTCAATCTTTTTAATTGAGATATTCCAAGAACTGCACAAACTTCATGATTTCTAAAGTTATATCCATCAGTCATAAACAAAAACTGTTTTGAAATATCAGGATTTTCATTTATATACTGCTGAAACCTTTCTGGACTGGATTCTCTTGCCATACCATGACTACGCTTCATACGCATGAGTTCATACAAATCTTTATTGTTTGTACATACCATACCACCTTCAATTGTAGTCATATGATGTCCAAAGTAAAAACTAAAGGTAGATCCAAGAGAATCTTTTCCTCTACATACTCCTTGAGAATTTTCTACTCCATGGGACTCACAAATATCTTCAAGTATAAGAGCATTTGGAAATAACTCTTTATATTTTTCATTATTTGCAGAAAGACCAAGAAGATGTGTAATAAAAATTGCTTTTACATCTGGATGTTCTTTTGCAATATATTCTAAATCATCTTCATCAAAACTAAAGTTTTGAAGATTAACATCACAAAAAATAGGAGTAAGTCCAGATTGAATTACTGGAGCAACATTAGTAACCCAAGTACAAGCTGGTACAATAACTTTATCTCCGTCCTTAAGATTATAAAGTTCTTTAACGGATGAAATCAATAAAGAATTTGCAGTGCTTCCAGAAGAAACATAAAGAGAATAATCACATCCCAACCATTTGGACCATTCATCTTCAAACTCCCTTACTTTTGGACCATTAGTAAGACGACTTGTAAATAACAAAAATTTTGCCATTTTTAACCGATCACTAAAAGTAATCGTATCTTTCATCAGCGGCCAATACATTAGTATTTCCTCCCTATTCTAAAATTTTTGTTCATTCAAGCACATATCTTTAACTAACTGATCAAATGTAATTTTTGGTGTCCATCCCAATTTTTCTTTTGCCTTTGTATAATCACCTATCAATGTATCAACTTCTGCTGGTCGAAAATATTTTTCATTAACTCTAATAATAACTTTACCGGTTACGGTGTCAATTCCAACTTCATCAAGATCAGTGCCTTGCCATTCAATATTCATCCCAAAATAAGGAGCACATTTTTCAACAAACTCACGAACAGAATGTTGCTCGTCAGTAGAAATAACATAATCATCAGGTTGTTCTTGTTGGAGCATTAACCACATTGCTTCAACAAAGTCTTTAGCATGTCCCCAATCACGTTTAGCATTTAAATTACCAAGTTGAAGACAGTCAAGATCACCCGAACGAATTTTGGACAAACCAATAACAACTTTACGTGTTACGAATGTTTCACCTCTTCTTGGAGATTCATGATTAAATAAAATTCCAGAACTTGCATGAATTCCATAAGATTCTCGATAATTTTTTGTAATCCAATGTGCATATAATTTTGCAACTCCATAAGGACTACGGGGATGAAATGGTGTAGTTTCTTTTTGAGGAATTTCCTGTACCAGACCAAACATTTCAGAAGTAGATGCCTGATAGAATCGAACATCCTTATCCATTCCAAGAATACAAAGACTATGAAGAATACGAACAGCACCAAGAGCATCAACTTCTGCTGTATATGCAGGCATTTGAAATGACACTTTCACATGACTTTGTGCGGCAAGATTATAAATCTCCGTTGGTTCAACTTCTTGAATAACATGAAGAATATTAGTAGAGTCTGTGAGATCGGCATGATGGAGAACTACATCTTGAGACAGATGATTGATTCTAATGTTATTAATAGTTGAACTTCTCCTTATGGTTCCATGAACCTCATATCCTTTTTGAAGGAGTAGTTCTGCAAGATAGGAACCATCTTGTCCGGTTATTCCAGTTATTAAAGCTTTTTTCATATAAAAAATTAATATGTCCTTTTATTATATCAAAAAAGGAGAGTTTATGCAACTCTCCTTTAGGTCTTTTCAGGCTCGCCACCAATTCTTTAACTGGAAATTGGAAACCAGGCGGCAGTATTCCCCACCCGCACCAATTGCTTTTCTTAAAAGCAATAAAACAATAGGGTCATAATTGACTCCACCAGTACTTTTAAAGTCTATCCGTGACTGAGGGGGGTTCCCGACCAGTGCTGTTTACGTCCATCCGTGACGATTACTCCCAATATTCAATGTCATTAGGATCCATATAACAAGGTTGATCCGTCAACCATTTCGCATACTCAATATCTTCCATTGCAATAGAACATTGCATAGAATTATCAAACAAATAAACGTCATGCCACCTTTTAGTATATTCATCTTGCATTTGAAGACGATAATCGGGTTTACCATTGAGTTCAATGATACCCTTTTCTACAAAACGAAATCCTTCACGTTCAAGAAGAACTTTGGGAAGTGTGCTTATCATGCTACTTCTACACTTTCAAGATCTTGAGCAATACATTCAATCAGAATGTCATAATTATCAAGAGCATCTTCGGAGAATACTACTCCTTCATTTTGATAATAGCGACGAACTTTTTTGAAAAGTTTCGGATTCTTTACATCAAGATAAAAATCGCCATTAGCAGCACCACGAAGAGTGGTGATATCTTTCTTGAATTTAGCAGTGAGAGTCATTGTTTTGAATGTTGACCTTGTTATTATAGAAGAAATGAAATTGAAAGTCAAGAGAGACAGTTGGTTAACTGTCTGATGCCCCTTGCGTGGATCGAACACGCCTATGTCGTCTTATGAGGACGCTCCTATCACCAGATGGGTAAAAGGGCAGGTACGAGTGCCTGGATTCGAACCAGGTCAAAGCCGCTAATCTGGCGGAAAGAACTTATAAGATTCCTCTGACTACCAAGTCTCACTCGCATGAACATTAAGGTGCTTCGTTGTTTTCCTCTGTGTGTATGCGTATGAGTTCATCATCCGCAGGTATCATTACAGCAGTATATGTTCCGTTTGTAATTCCTATATGTTCGCCCCTTTCTACCCTATCAATCATTTCATCAAATCGTTCTTGAAACTCTTCCACCGTGTAGATTTCCATAATTAGTGATATTTATTGTAAGTCCGAGATGCAGGATTCGAACCTGCGACCCTCTGCTCCCAAAGCAGATGCGCTACCAAACTGCGCTAATCCCGGTTGATGTATATATCATACCACGACTACCTCATCATGTCAACCCACCTTTACCACTTAGATAATTTTCTAATGGATCTTTACCAGTTTTTATGATAGCACATGCTCTCTTATAAAAATGGTTGTCCGTATTTCCAGACTTCTCAAATGTTTCCTTTATCTTCACCCAATTGTTTAAGGTGTGAAAATCCATTTATTTTGTATCGTAATGTTACTAATTAGTATTATAAAGATTTTGATATTGGAGTTTTGTATTGATTATAACGGAGAGAAGGAGGGTCGAACTCCTAAGGGCTTTAACACCTCGACGCTTTTCAAGAGCGTTGCAGTCACCAATCTGCTTGTCTCTCCATAAAAGTCCTCAACGGACTTCAAAATCCAGACGCTTCACTTTACGTTGTCGTCTTGCTTCTTGATAAGCAAGATCTTGAGAAGAAAAGATTGATGTTTTCTTTTCTTCTTTTAAAGAATTTAGCATAACAATACGAGATAAGTCAAGTGCTGAAATCTTATCTCCTTTAATTGTTGCCATATTGGGACAACCACAACACTTAGATTGTGATTGATGACCTACTACTTCCCTATTGCAATCTTTGCATCTTATAGTTAACATTTTTCATTCCTTTAAAAACGATCTTAACATCCAGACAAATTTGCCATGGGTATCCATAATTTCTTGAACTAAATTTGAAGTTGCATATAACTTCTGACCATCTGCAGATTCTGATACTTCAGTAAGCATTTCAATTAATTTCTTATTATCAGAAAGTAATTGACTAATCATTGATTCCGCTGTGGGAGCATTTGTTGCTTCTGGAAGTTCTGAAGTTTCAACAACTCTACTAATAGGTCCAATTGCTTTCATACGCAGATAACGCATATGCTCAGTAAGTTTATCAATTTCTTCAAACATTGTATTATATTGCTCACCAAATACAGTATGAAGTTGATAGAAATCAGAACCTACAACATTCCAATGATATACCCAAGTTTTTTGAAACAAACAAAAAAGACTTGTCTGTGTTTTATAAAGTAATTCGTATAACTCGTCCATTATCTTTTTGATTTATTTATAATGGGCAATCACGGATTTGAACCGTGGACTTTCTGAATGTAAATCAGACACTCTGACCGCTGAGTTAATCGCCCAACTCCCCCACCTGGACTCGAACCAGGAACCCCAAAGTTAACAGCTTCGTGCTCTGCCAATTGAGCTATAGAGGAATGGAGGAGCGTCTTTCTATGCTATTTGCATAACGACTACTCCAAGAGCGAAATAGGAGATTTGAACTCCTGACGTTCTGCTTGGAAGGCAGACATTCTACCGCTGAATTAATTTCGCATTTTGTGAGAGTGGAAGGTTTCGCATCCTTCTACTGTATCCCTTGTCGGGGTGCCTTACTTTTGGCATCACTCTCAGCACTTATAAAGTATAAGACAAAATTTGATTTTCGTCAAGCGTCTCGGACAGGACTTGAACCTGTGACCAACTGCTTAGAAGGCAGATGCTCTATCCATCTGAGCTACCGAGACATGAGAGTATTATAAAACAAAGAAAGGGGGATGTCAATCCCCCTTAACTAAATCAGACTTCTACTTGAATCAGTCGATTAGCATAATCATAGGCATATGAGGTTCGGGCACCATGATATCCCCAACCAATCCAATCATAAGCAGCATTCATGTAAGAGTAAATAGATTTTCCAGGTTTTTTCATTCTATCTTCAATACTCTTCCACTGAACTTCATTTGTGAGATAACGAAGTTGCGTTTGAAGTGATGATGGAGAACCACCAAACTTCTTAGCAAAATCACCCAATCCATAATAACGATTAGCAGATGTCCATTGAATCAGGCCATAACCACCGTAGCAGTTGTAGTATGATCTTTTACTACCACCTTCGCAAACATTAGACTGAAATGTTGATTCTTGTTTAATGTTTCCTAATATAGTAGCAAGGGCGTTTTTATCTCTAACTCCAATGTCCTGGAAATAATCCAGGGCTACATTTTCATTTTCATTACACCCTTTACAAATTAACCTTTTCTCTTTTTGTTTTTCGGAAGCAACCTTTTTGGTCGCTGTCGTTGTATCAAACTCCTTAATAACAGAATATGGTGGCGGAGCACTCAAAGGAGGAGGAAATACTACAGGCAGTGTTGCCGAACTGGTTGTAACCGATGCCAAAAGGGGTAAGGTTACTGTAAAGAAATTTTGCATTAAGTTTAATAGAATTCGACATCCGTATAGAAGGGGGGTATACCCAACCTCTCAGCAGGCACCTTCCACGGCTCTAAGTTTCAATCACTTTCTCATTACAAGAAAACCCACCTTTTGTGTGGGTTTGAAAATATTATAAGTGATTATTTAGGTTTTGTCAAAAATTGGTTTACCGAACATCAAGTTCTTGATCGCCCCATTCATCATTCTCAATACAAAGATAATCAATCTCATCTTTACCATCAAGATCCAACCATTCCTCAAATTCTGCTACAAGAGCAATTGCAGTATCATAATCATCAGTATCTTTGATTTTTTGAACTACCCAATCACGAACTTGCACGATAGGTTCAATCGTTATTTCCATAATAATCTTTTCGGAAGTACCTGTTGAGGATATTGCTATTGTAGAATGCTGGGACTCCGTTGTCAAGAGCTTCCGTGATAACTCCGTTTGTGAAGAGTTGTCTCGTTTCTTCGAAATTAGTTTTGCCTTTTGTTTTATGTAATGACAGGATAGTTCTACCAAAACTTTCCCTGCCATATTTTTCAACGTCTTCTTTAAGTTCTGGACAAGACCCATAATAATTTTTCCAATCTGATTCTGATTTTACTTTTCTACTTTTACCCTTTGGGGTTCTAAAAGACCAAAAATACTTCCTACCAATATATCTACGATTAGTTGTGGGACATTCAATAAGATAAACAAAACCAAAATAATTTTGAATATCATCGGATTCGAATGGTTTTCCATTATACAACCAAGGATTAGTATAACTGCAATTCATTCACATAATCAATCGCTTTATTGAGATATTTATGTGCCAGTTCCTTGTCTTTCCAAGTCATCATTTCATTTTCAAGCTGATGTTTCAATCCATCAAGTCTTGCTTTTAATTCAAATATATCTGTAATGTGTACCATAAAAAAAAGAGGAGTATTACCTCCTCTATCTATCAAAGTTTGAATCCACTAAATGTGTCTTTTTTCACGTCCTGTTTTATTCCACCTACTACATAACTTTCTACTTCCGTTTCCTGGGGAGCCACCTGGAGACCTTTAGAGGAAATCCAGTGCTGAGTCCAAGGAAGAGGATTGTTGTTTGCTGAAATATCATATTGTGGTTTAAGTCCTATTGCCTTGAGTCTTCGGTTTGCAATCCATTCAACATATTGCTGAAGAAGTTTATCATTTAGTCCAATCATGCTACCATCTTTGAACAGATAATCTGCCCATTTCTTTTCTTCATTTACTGCACGATCAAACATTGCATAAACCCATTCCTCTTCTTCTTTTGCAATTTGTTGCATTTCAGGGTCATCACCTTCTCTCCACTTATTCAGAATATTCTGAGTAAGTGCTAAATGTTGGTTTTCGTCTCTTGCGATGAGACTAATGATTTTAGCGGATCCTTCCATAAGCTTAAGTTCACCAAAGGCGAAACTACAAGCAAAACTAACGTAGAACCGAATACCTTCAAGAATGTTAACGTTTGCGACTGCTCTATAGAGTTTTCGTTTGACATCGTTGATTGTTTCTTTTGCGTATGAGACACCTTCAAGATTGTGCATCCATGTATCGGATACACCATACTGTTGTGCTGATTGAATGAAGTCATCATAAGACTCTGTAACGCTCTTAGCACGTTCCAGAATGCGCTCATCATGAATAATAGTATCAAACACCTCAGAAGGGTCTGAATAGATGTTTTTAATGATATAAGTATAGGAGCGACTATGAATCATTTCCATGAACCCCCACACTTCCATACATGCTTCCAGTTCAGGAAGAGAACAGTATGGAAGAAATGCCATTCCAGGCCCACGCCCTTGAACTGAATCAAGCATAATCTGATACTTCAAATTAGAAGTATAGATGTGCTTTTGTTCTGGACGAAGTGTTTGATAGTCCCCACGATCCTTCTGAAGAGATACCTCTTCAGGTCTCCAAAAGTAACCAAGTTGTTGAGTCGTTAGTTTATCGAAGACTGGATATTTGTATGAATCATACCTTTGGATTCCCAAAGGTTTGCCAAAGAACATTGGTTGCTTTTTGGTGTCAACATACTCCGTATTGAAAACTGTCATTCCTTTAATTGATGTAATCTCCTCTGTAGAAGAAATTTTAAACTGCACAGGATTCACACTCTCCCTCCTCTACTGAACTTAACTCACTTAGCAAATTTTGAAGATTGGGTTTTTCTTCTACTACCTCATCAGTTTTAATATCATAAGTGTTTTGATAGTAAGAAGTTTTCCACCCGTATTTGTATGTAGTCAAGAAATCATTTGCCATTACGCTAACAGGAACTTCATTATCTGGATAATTCTCTGGATTGTACGACCAGTTTCCAGAAATCGCTTGATCAAAGAATTTCTGCATAACTGCAACAATATTAATATACCCAGTATTCCCAGGCATATCCCAAAGCAATGTATAATTGTTTTTAAGAGATGCATACTGTGGGACAATTTGCTTGAGAGGACCTTTCTTAGACTTTTTAATCGAAAGGAACCCTCTAGGTGGTTCGATGCCATTGGTTGCGTTAGAAACGACGGAACTGCTCTCTGAGGGCATTTGGGCAGACAGGGTGGAGTGTCTAAGACCATGCTCTAAAATAGATGTTCTGAGAGTCTCCCAGTCATGCTGAAGGGAGATAGAAGAAACCTCATCTACATCTTTTTTGTAAGTATCAATTGGAAGAATTCCATCGGAATACTTAGTACGTCCAAAGTATTCACAATGTCCCTTCTCTTTAGCAAGTTGATTGGATGCTTTGAGAAGATAATATTGAAAAGATTCCGCAAGTCCATGAACTGCATCCCATGCTCCCTGAGAATCATACTTGTGACCAAGTTTGGCAAGATAGTGAGCCAAACCAATAAATCCCACACCAAGAGAACGACGTGATTTAGTACCAATTTCTGCAGCAATCACTGGGTATTTTTGATAGTCAATCAATTCATCCAGACCACGAACAGAAAGATCACAAAGATCTTCAAGTTCTTCATCAGACTTTACCTTACCAACATTAATCGCAGAAAGAATACAAAGAGCAATTTCTCCATTTGGATCATCAATATGTTGAAGAGGATATGTGGGCAAAGTTATTTCTTGGCACAGATTGCTCATCTCAACTTTATCCTTAAATGATGAGTGAGAATTGCAATGATCAAGATTCATAATATAGATACGACCCGTTTCAGCACGTTCTTTGAGGAGACTAAGAATGAGTTCTTGCGCCTTAATAGTTTTCGACGGAATGGACGAATTGTTCTCATATTCAACGTATAAATCGTCAAACTTGTCTGTTCCAAAAACATCATAAAGTCCAGGAACATCATGCGGCGAAAAGAGCGTAATCTCACTATCTTGGATAAATCTCTCATAAAACAACTTACTAATTTGAATTGAATAGTCAAGTTTGCGAACACGATTATCTTCGGTTCCTTTATTATTTTTAAGAACTAAAATGTCTTGGATTTCTTGGTGCCAGATAGGAAAGTGAACTGTAGCAGAACCACCTCTGATGCCGTTTTGTGTGCAGCATCGCACAGTTGCTTCAAACTTTTTAAGGAAGGGGACAACGCCTGTGTGTTGTACCTCTCCACCTCTGATTTTAGAATTGATACCACGGATTCGGCCTGCATTGATACCGATACCAGCCCTTTGTGAGACATACCTACCAATAGCCATATCACTGCTAAAGATACTATCGAGGGTGTCATCAACATCAACGAGAACACAAGATGCAAATTGCCTGAGAGGTGTTCGCACTCCTGCCATGATTGGTGTTGGGATGTTGATTTTGTGTTTGCTGATTGCGTCATAGTACCTCCTTACATATGACATTCTGGTTTCTTTCGGATACTCTGCAAAAATAGTCAGAGCAATCATCATATACATGAATTGCGGAGTTTCATATACTCCACCATTACTACGGTCTTGCACCAAATACTTATCAACTACCTGACGAAGACCTGCATATGTGAACAGATAATCTCTACTATGATCAATGAAATTATTTGCTTTATCAATATCTTCTTTTGAATACTTGTTGAAGATATCATTATCATAGACTTCAGCATTTACACATTCATAAATGTGCTGCTCAAGTGGAGGAAGTTCTTGCATCTTCCCATAAAGAGATTTTCGAACTGAAAAGAGAAGTAGACGAGCAGCAACAAATTGATAATTTGGATGTTCCAAATTAATCAAGTCACTGGCACTACGAATTAGAATTTCTTGAATTTCTCCAGTAGAAATTCCATCATAAAATTGAATACCAGATTTCATCTCAACTTGCGATGCAGATACGCCTGCAAGACCTCTACATGCTTCATCAACCATCACATGCATCTTATCCAGATCAATACCTTCAATTGATCCATTTCTTTTTTGAACCTTAAGACCGTTACTCATATTTTCTTCCAGGTGTTAAATTTAAGTTTTGCTTCTAAACCAGAATAGTTGCTACATTCTACCATACGTTGCACATCACTTTCAGTCATACCATCTAAAATTAATTCATTAATATCCTTCTTAATAATATTGGAAGGCCAAATTACAACCCTCTCTCCACGTTCAATACACTTTGAGATTCTGTTGAGAATTTCTGGATTTCGTGGTTCATTATCATAAATCCACACAGGATTGCTAATCCCCCACTTACCAACATCACCGTCAGCTCCGCAAAGAGCAATCGAGTTGCGAATGAAAGTTGAGTCGAATGGACCTTCGGTAATGTAGACAGTTTCATTTTTTTGAATTTCATCAAGACCATAGATTTTTGGCGCATCATCAGTAATCATCACAGTAATGTATTTAACCTTGCTTGGACCAAGTGCTCTTCCTTGAAATCCAATAAGAGCATTTTGATAGAATAAAGGAATAATAATCCTTGGTTCATCATATTTTATACTATCAAATGTTGGTTTTAAAGAATTAGACCATTCTTTAAATTTTTCAGCATAATAGAATTTATCTGGGTTTAATTTTCTTTTAACCAGATATTCGTTTGCATCAGGATTTGATGATGCTTTAGGCAAATCCAACTTAGGTTTAAATTTTGGTTCTGTGAAATTAAAAACTGGTTCTTCTACTGTAAAGTTTCTTCCAGTATGTCCTTCTTTAAATTTTTCAAAAGCATATTGCTTATGAATTAATGTGTCCAATTGCTTAAGAAAATTATTAAAAGAAATATTTAAACCACAGTTATGACACTTAAAGTTTGTATTATTCTTTATTTGATATAAATATCCTCTACATTTATTCTTATTCTTTTGAGAATCTCCACATATCGGACAACGAAAGTTGTAGAGATTATTCTTTAGCTTCTTAAATTTTTGAAATCGTGAAGATATCAAATTGATGTATTTAACATCAACATAATCCATAATAAAATCTTAACGATGAGGTGCTCCTATTATAGATGACTGTACAGGTGGTGTCAAGATTCTTCCGACAAAATTTGCATTTCGGATTATAAAAGACAAACAAACTACTATACCAATTCCAATCCAAACTTTTTTCTCTAAGTCCTGTATTTTTGACAGCACGATGTTATGATCGCTGTCCATTTTACTACCGAGTTGGTCAATTTTAGTAAAGAGTATGTCGTCAACTTTTTCGTTGGTGCCAATTTTTTCTTCATGAACGGCAAGCATCTTGCTTACATTACTATTTACTTCACTTAACTTTTCAATAGCTGTTTCTATGCGCGACATCATCTGCTCATGTACTGCTAATCTTTCTTCAAGAACAGCAACTTTAGTTTCTAACGGAGCAGGTGGTGTGTACATGGTAGTTACTCCCTCGGTGTCCAACGTTTACGTGAACCTGGTGGAAGTTTAATTTGAGGACCTTTTCTTTTAACCATACTCATTACAGAATCAAAACCGGCAACCGGACCTCTTGAATTTGCAGAACCAGAAAATCCACCAGAAGATCCTGCAGCATTTGCTGCCATCATTTCTTCCCTAATAATATTTATGATTCTATCAAGTTTCTTCTTTTCCATTATAGATTTTGTAAAGTTCTTCTAAACAATTAAGGTCAACTTCAATATCATGTATTCCTGATTTAGGATATTCAGGAAGTCTTCCCAAAAAAATAACAAAACTTTTCATCACAGACCAAAGTTCTTTTTCTATTTTAAAAAAAAGCATTGGAGTTGTTGCTTCTCCAAAAATATTGTATAGAACAATAAAATGATTAAGAAGAAGGTGAGTTTTTAGCTCACCTGTATTCTTATATCGCTTCAAAAGTCTTTTGATGTATTTGAAATGATTTAAATCTTTATCAAAATCTTCTCTGGTTACTGCCTGAGGATTTTCATAATGTTTAATAGCAAATAGGAGAAAGTTGTCCTCATTCAATTCATTAAAAATCATTTAGTATCAAGCAACAGTAAGTGTAGTTGTTCCGATACCAACACCAGAGAATACCGTTCCTGCACCACCAACATTGCGAAGAAGAACATCACCAAATTGTGATGTGAAAGAACTAATTACACCAACACCAT